CTTGGAATGTGCCCGCCGTGGTGCTCGTAATCGTGGAATTCCCGAGAACAGTCCCCGCCGTCCAAATCGGCAACGTTCCATTCGTTCCCGAACCACTAATGCCGCTACCTCCGCCCCCGCTGGCATTGATGGTGGTGGTGCCGCCGATATTCTGCAGGGTGATATTTGAGCCGGCAACTAAGTTGAGAAGAGTCTGATTGCTATTGTTTACCCCGTTGGTTTGCAGCAAGAGCGTTTGCCCTGGCCCCGTTCCAGTCGCTGGAAGAGTCACCGCGCTAAAGGTAAACGGGGAAGGCATTCCACCACCGGAAATGGTCACGTCATAAACCAGAACCGTAGATGCGTAGAAGCCAAACGATCCGTCAATGTTTGCCGTAAAGGGATTCGCCAGCGGCGTCGGCGTATTCAGGTTGTCAGAATAGATCGTTGCCTTATTCGTCGTTCCGGTGTTGTACACCGTAACCGTGCATTGCGGATAGCTACCTTGCACTGCGGTTCCGTTGGCAACCTTCTTAGTCGAAAGGTCAATCGTCGCATTTGCCTGCTGCCCGTGAAAAACGATTTGCTGGCCGCCAAGTTCGCACCAGTTCTGATAGTGGCCGAGGTTCTGCGCAAAAGACGGAAGGGCCAGAACCAGAACTGCCAATATATATTTCATAACCTCTCTCAGTTCTATGTCGATCTGCTCTTCTTCCGGCGCGAGTTTGATGATCACTTGTTTCATTTATTGGAAGGTCGCGGAAATCGAGCTGATGTTCGCGCTGGTTGATCCAGACGCGTTTACAGCTTGGATAGACAGCGCTTGTCCCGCTGTATAGGCGAAAGCATGAGCCGCAGTCGTGTCCTGGTAACAACCGATACCCGCACTCGTAGCAATCGCCACGGAGAGGGCCTGCGAAACCATGGTGCCGTTGTATGGACCCATGCGGTAGGTAATCGTCAGCCCGCCACCGGTCGGTTGCGCGGTGCTGATGCACACCGTCAGGTTGCCGATCGTTCCACTAACCGGCAGAGCGACTTCGCGCGTGACTTCCGCCGCACCTAACCCATACCCTCCGAAGGGGATAAGGAAAGACGTGGTGCTTCCCGCGACCGTGGCCGTCCCGCTGCCTGTGGTGACCAGCATTGTCAGCGGAGTGTAGGCGACAAGCTGCTGCGACGCATTCGTGCCTACAGTGATTGCCGATGTCGGAACCGCTGCGCCGTTAACTTTAACCACGGTGGCGGCATTAGAACCGGAGGTGGTTACATCTCCACTGAGTTCGGCGGCAGTCATGGCGCTGGCATTCCCACGCACCAAACCGGTTAATGTAGAACTCGTTCCAGTGCCCCCGCGAGCAACCGCTAGCGTTCCACTCCCAAGATCCGAAGCGCTGCCGGATGTAGCCACAGTTGCGAAAGACGAACCGCTTGTTTTCGTGCAGGTAATAGCTCCGGTTGAAGCTAAAGTGCAATCACCGCTCAGTGATACAGGCGCGTAGGCCGTACCGCCAGCATTACCCACCAACAACTGTCCGGCGCTGGGCGGCGTGTTCGGCACTACGCTGGAACCAGACACTTGCCCCCATGTCCCACTCTGGCAGGTATAGATCGTCCCTGCCCCGATGACATCTTCCTGTAGGGCGGTACTCGCACATGTCCCTGAAGGCGCAGTGAACACGTAGAGAACAGCGTAGTTCCCGACCACCTGGGCGGAACCCGCAATGCTCATCAACAATGCTGCTAGTAAAAGTAGTTTTCTCATCGCGTTAACAGGATGTTGCTGTAAACCGGATTCGGGAGCGTAACCAACTTGGCACGCACAAATTTGGCATAAAACGATGGCATCTGAATCCCACCTTGAAATGAAGCGTTCAGGATGGACGATGCGCCTTTTAACATCTGGATCGTGTAGTAGGCGGCGTCAATATCAACGTCGGAGGTCTGAAAATCGACTTCAAACGTTCCCGGGTCTGACGCTACTCCATTCACATCCGTAAACCATATCTGCATACTGGCGCCGAATGGATAGTAGGAGCTTTTGATTCTTTCTATTTGCGCCGCAATGCTCGCTGTACCGGCCGCGATCGCCTGCTGCTGGAACAGGTACATGCTCTCATTTGGGCGAAGCAAGGAAGCCTTGCCCGCACCTGGATAAGCGCCTGGATTCTGTGTTGGTAGACCCTGCATTTACAAGCCTCCTACGTTGAGTTTCATATTCTGTGTCGCGAAAGGCTCTCCGCCGTTGTACATATCCGGCTTGTAGCGCATGAAGTAGAGTTCCACCAGATCCCTATCCCGATCCTTAACCGGCTTCATGGCGATCTTGAATTCTTCCATCGCCGCCTCCGCGAGAAACTTCCAATCAGCTCCGGAACCGCGTTGCATATCCTCGCCCTTCTGCGCTTCCTTGTAGACATAGGCAGAATTTTTGGCTCGCCATAGAACTGCTTCCTCCGTGAGAGGAAAAGGGACCGTATCGGACGGAAGAGCGAGACGAGGGCCGCGGCGAAGGTACTGGAACGTGTACGGCAGAACGCTCAAGGGATGCGGCCACAACTCGTAGAGCATGGAACCTAACGTCGGGCTGGTTGGCCGCGCGTCAGGCGCAAATGGGACGATGTAGTTCGGCTCATCAAAGATCGTCCGCTGCGGATCTTTTACGGCCAGATCCTTCTGACTCAGCGACCAGTAATCCATCGGCGCGTTGTTGGAGGTATCGCGAGCGCTCAGAAATCTCTTGAAATCAGGCACAGGAACAGGAAAGTACGCCTGATAGATCATGTACGACTGTCCCACGCCCCCAGGCTCCATCCAGAGGCGATCAAGCGTCAACGTACCAAAGGGAGGATTGCTTGATGTGTCGTAGTTGATGATGCTGTAAAGCGAGTAGTCAGGACTGCGGAATTGGCACTCCGTCAACAGTGGCGAGGTGCCAGCATTGACATACTCTGCCCAAGCCGCCGAGGAAACAGCGTCACCGATAACCTGATCCGAGTAAGGAGTGACAGTGACCGTGCCCAAACTGGTTCCTGGGCCACCGGGAAAAAGCAATCCAGGAGTGAGCCACCCGGATGTCCCCAGTTGGAATGACCACATCTGGGAATCTTCGATTAGTCCCAGAGCCTCATCGAGCAGAGTACGAGCGTAGGGGCTGGAGAGCCCCGGCACTTCGAGGACCATCCTCTGCGCCATTGAGTTTAGGGACATACACGGCCATTTCCTACCGCTTGTGGGCCTTCCCGTATTTCGCGATCTTCGTGCGCTTGCGGCTGGAACGCCCTTTACGGCCGCGCACCAGTTTCGGTTTCTTCATTTCCAAGTGTTGCTTGATCGGTCGAAGCTTTGCCATGTTTTCTCCTCTTAAAAAAATGGCCTACTCGCCCGTCATGCGAAATAGGCCACCCGTCCATCATCCACCACCTAACAAAATCTTTTAGTAATCGCCACCCATTCCGCTAACTTGCACCTGTTCGGCGGACAGATCGACCCCGTTGGCAACTTCCGCATTGGTTGCCGTCACGAACCAGCGAAAGCGCCATGTCTGACGAGCACCAACCCCGGATGACTGCGCGTGCACGTAATAGGTTCCACTTACCGCTAAATCGCCAGTGATGGAATCGATATAACGTTCAAATCCAAGAGCCTGCGAATTTACAATGTCGCCGCTCGTCGCATTGGCGCCAGTGTTGACATACGACTTGGGACCGTTGCCGTAGCCGGCAAAGATGAATCGCCGACCAACGTAATCCGGTGAACCCTTCAGCAATGTTAGTTGCATCCCGCCTCCTAACCCTGAATCGTGGGCACGTACTGTAGCAAGATGCGGAACTTGCCATTGCTTACAGGCAAGTCAATCGCCGGCCCGAGAATTAGCTTCATGAGCGCATACGTAAGGTTTGTGCTCTGCGTCGGATCATCGACCAAGCCACTGGTCGTGCTGACGATAAGGTCATTCACTGCTGGCGCTGCCGCCGTCAAGCCGTTCTTGCCGAGCACGGTCGCCGTTCCCAGTTCCTGCACAAAGCAGTAGTTGCCGGGAGTCACCGTGTTCAGGAATACGACTGGCCGCACCGATGTCCCATTGCCGATCGCCTGATCGTAACTGGTGACAATGTTCACCGCAGGCGATGGAGCAGTGGAACTGATTGGCCCACCGCCGACGTCGGCAATCACCGCCGCGTAACTTGGCATGAGTCCGATCGTTCCAGTCTTGACGTTGGAAGCTGTAGCTCCGGAATCAACCAAGACGCGACGATAGCGACCTTCGTAAAGGATGCCATTCGTCGAATAGGACAAATTCCTGGCTTCGGTGTTGGTTAAGTCGAAATAATCGCCCAGCACCAATGCGCCGCCTTGTATCTCCTGTCCTGTGCGCGTATCGGCAAGGCCGCTGGCAGTCGTGTCGTTGCAGGCATTCAGTGCAAGCCAAGTTGGTAAAGTCGGGTTAAAAGGCATCTCTGTTCTCCCTTACGCGCTGAATCCGAAAGCAACTGCATTGTGTCTCGGCATCACGTTGTAAAGATTGGTTCCCAGACGCATAAACAGAGCGTCCATAGAAACGTTGTTCGGCATCGGAGACCGCCGCAGGCCGAAGTTCCAGCCTTTCTTGTCGGTCGGACGGAGCTTGAAGCTTCCGCTTTCGAGGAAGTACAAAACCTCCCCTACCGTGCAAGTCGAGTTCGAGGGGAAACCGCTGCCAGTGGCGGATACTGCCACGTTTGCCCCGCCGCTGGTGTACTGCGGGGTGACAATCGTCCCAGTCTGAGTGCTGCTACCGGACCCGTCGACAAGGTTGTTGTTGCCAGCCTTGCCAGCAGTCGGAGCCAGCGACAAGAAATCCTGCGCGAGCGCCGATGGCGCCAGAGGATCAGCGTAGATGTCGACGCCATTGAACGTCAGTCCATCCCAAGCGATGTCGTGCTTGGTATTCGACACGTCGCGGCGTTGCGCGTCGAGCGCATTGGCTACCGCGGCAAACCCGAAGACGTTCGTGATCCCGAGATCCGGCTTGCCACCGGTCACAATGCACTGCGACCACAGCCGCATCAGGGCATTGAAATCGATTTGTCCGGTTCCGGAAGTTCCCAGAGACGAAGCGCTTGCTCCCGAACTCACCTGTCCAAGCCAGAGAGGAGTCGAGTTCAGTGCCGGCCCAATGACACCATTTCGGGTGTTGCTTCCGAATGTGCCGTAAATATTGCCGAATGGAGAAGGGTCGATTCCGTTGTTAAGCGCCTCGTCCAGTCCATTCGTGTTGAGAATCCGGTTATCCGAGACACCGGTCCCGGCCGGCTGACCGTGCCGAAAAGAATCCATTTCCAGCATCGTGTTCAGCGTCATGGTCATGTTTTCCATGAGGATCTGATACTGGTTGGCGATCAGGGCGGGTCCAGAGTTGATGACTCCACCAGTTCCTGAACCGTCATCCAACTCCCAATCATCAAGCGGGCACCAAGTCACATACGCCTTGGGTTGGAACTTCATGGCGGTATTGGTCTGCTGCCGAGTGACTGTGACCGTCGAACCGGGAGCAATCGCCTGTCCCTGCACGCGCCCATAGATAAAGCCTTCCATCATGCCGTTCCCGCCGAGGAACGGGTCCATGACTCCGGCTTTCCGCAATTTCTGCTGGAACGGAGTGTCCACGAACAAGTTGTCGAAGACCACGTTCTTGCGAACAGACTCCAGGTTAGTGGCCTCGATTTCGTTGTAGAGCGGGTCCGTAACGAACGGTATCGCCAACAAAAACAAGCGCTTAACGAACAACGATAAGAGGCTGAATAGAGCCATGATGGTCTCTCCTAATTGACTGCGTTTGAAGCGATTTCTTTGTTGATCAAATTGCGCGTGGATGCGTGTCTCTCCTCGCGCGTCATCTTGAGTGGATCAGGCCGCTCTCCGGACTTCACTGCCTTGTCGAGCGAAGAAAACTTGGAAGTCTCCGCCTGCCGCAGCATCGGATTGTTGCCGTACCTCTCGGTAAACTCTTTCTGTACCGCCTCGCGCTCTTCCTTGCGGATAGCTTCCTCGCGCTCCTTCTGCTCTTGGGCCTTCATCTCCGCTTCCTTGCCGGCAAAGTTGTACTTTTTGGCGGCGTAAGAGATCGGGTCCATGCGCTGCGCGTTTGCTTCCGAGATAAGGGCAGTAGGCGAATCCGGCATTGGCCGGCCATAAAGGGTCTGGTATTTCCAGGTCAGGTCGAGCATCGAGCCAATGGCCGCGCCCGCCTCTTTGCGGAAGTTTTCGACTAAACCGGGACTTCCCGGAACTTCGTTGGCGCCCGCTACGAACTTTCCGTTGGCATCGCGCGGAGCAGGAGCGGCTGGAGGCTGAAAGGGTGCATCACCCGGAAGAAACCCTCCCTCTTTGGCCTTTTCTGCGAGCGCTTTGTAGTAACTCTCGCGGGCCGTCAATTGCGCCTTTTCATTCGCCCAAGCATCGAGTGCCGGCGAGATTTCCGTGTCCCACTTCTGACTTACCGCTCGTTTCGCGAGTTCTGCTTGCTCAAGCGTCGAGGTGGCGTCAGAAAGAACTTTCGTGAAAGCTTCGGTAGCCTTGGGGTCGAGAGCGGCGATCTGCTCATCAGACAGTCCGGTTTGTTTGAGAATTTCTGCGACGGTTGGCATATGTGGCCTCAGTATGGCGGGTTAGAGCTGGATGGAGTTGGCGCTGGCTGTGTCACCATCGCCGTCTGTGCTTCTTGGATTCCCTCAGCCGCCTTTTGCAGTCCAGCGGACAGGATGGGGTCTTCTTGCGCGAGCTTCTTGCAGAGCTGATACATCTGCGCCAGCGCAATCTGCTTGGGATTTGCGGGAGGTTGACCCTGCGCAGGTGCAGTGTCTCCGCTAGGTGCTCCCCCTGGAGAGCCGCCCTGCGTAGGATCAGATTGTGGTTGGGTCGCCACGTTAGCGCTTGTGGCTCCGGCGCTTCCGTCCACCCTTGTGGTGTTTCTTCATGTGGCCTTTGTGTCCAGAGACCACCTTGGTACCCTTGTGCCTGCGTCCTCTTGCCATGTAATTCCTCCGTGAAAATGGAAAAGGCCCAAAGCCTTTTCAGCTTTGAGCCTTTCGCATTCCCGAGGGCGCGAGGAGAATCTCAGTTAGAAGCTATACCTTGAGTAATGTATTTACGTCAAGAACTATTTTGCGTTCATCCCCATTACTTGACGCAAGCGCTCGCTTTCTTCCTCATCTGCCTTGGTCTTTTCGCGCAGCAAAATACGCTGAATTCCGCCTTCGGATAGGTTGAAAACTAACTCCCCGGTGGTCTTTCGCTCGCGTAGAACAGTCACGATACTCTGAGCGGAAATCTTGGGATCAAGCGTCGTTTCGGTTAAAAGAAAGTCCACGTTTGTTTTAATCAACTCCTCGCACATGATTACGATCCTTTCAGAACCGTTCTAGGTTCCCCGCCAGCTCCACCCTTCTGCGCCACCTTCGGTGGCTTGCTATGTGTCGCCGGCCGTCCACCGCCCTTACCCTGCCCAGGACCACCACCCTGCCCAAGCCCTAACTCAGCCGCCATCTTCGCAGCCATCGACTGCAACTTGAGCATTTCTATCTCTTCGTTCATAAACTTTTCCAGTTCGGTATTGCCTTTTACCTCGCCGGCATTCTCAATTCCCAGCTTCTTGAGGACCGTATTCCAGGAAATCGGCGCCTTCATCTGCTTCAACTGGAGATACTTCAACTGCTCCGACTGTGCGGTAAGTTTCAGCAGGGTACTCGGGATGGAAATCAGACGCATGTTCTTCGCGAAGTGGCGAGCGCGTTCAAGCTGCGAATAGCCGGATGGAGTAGTAGGAACCTCTCCATCCACGTACTCTTCGGGCATATGACTAGGAACCAGTGAACGCGGATCGAAGTCGAATACCTGTTGGCTGATGTTATCCGGACCCACATACTCAATAATCCGCTTGGTATCAAACCACTGCGGAATCATGAATTTCAGCATGTAGGCAAGCTTGGCATTAGCGGCTTCCATGCCGGCAGCAATGCCTTTTGCGATCGGACCAACCGGTTCCAGAGCCTTGTCGATATTCTCCCCAGAGAGATTCAGTTTCAGCGAAGCCAGGTTCCCGAGATCGTTGATGCCAAGCTGCTCTTTCTCCATCGCAGACAGCATCTCCAGGAACTTGAAGTGCTCTTGGGTAACGCGCACCTCTTCGGGAAGCAATGACTGCAAGGTTTTCTTGGGTTCTCCGTCGAGGCCAGCACGCACGTTTTCTTCAAAGATGTCGAAATTCTCAATCTTGGGACCACCGGTCCCGGTGCGATCGTAGCCGAGGGGAGGATTCAGTGTCGTAGTGATGACCTGATCAATTTTCCGCTCCAGTTTGCGCTTCGTGACTTCGATACTTCCGACATCCTGCACCAGCGAACGGCCGATACCTTCCCAAGCCCAGTCATCGACATCGTATTGCACCGGAGGCATGACGCCATGCCAGTCGAATGCCGGCCCATCGTACATCGGAGTTTTCAAGCCGCGGCTTGAAATGATCAGACGTAGGAACGGATAGATGCGGCAGTCTTCCACGGTTGCCCGCCGCGTAGCCGGTTGTCCGTTGCGGATACCCCCAAAGATTTCCTGCCCGACGTAAGGAACCTTGTAGTACCAACTGGTTCCCGGATCGCCCATCGGGATTTCGCTACTACCTGTATTGATTCGGATGTCGCGAATGAACGTGTAGCGGATCTCGCAATAGAGGTTTCCCCAATTGCGATTTTGCTCTCCGTAACGGAATTTTTCTGCGAAGTCTACGCGCCGGGCCTGCACGCGGGAGTTGTAACTTACCGCGCTTACCGGACGCAGTTCTGATTGAAACAGAGGGAATCGTCCATGCGCCTCCGCAATCGGCATGTACTCATAAATTGTGACTGCGTAGGCATCTTGCACATCATTCGATTCCGGAACCTGCACGGGGATGACGTCGAGTGGCCCTTTGGCCTGGAAGATGATTTCGCGCTCACCAAAGCCGTAGTTATTCGCCTTGCACTTCGGCCAAACATAGCCGCGGCCCATGACTGTTGCAAACTGCAAAGCTTTACGGATCTGGCGAGGGAACTGTGCTTCAAGATAGATTCCCTTTGCTACCTTGTTGGCGATCTCCGCGAAGGACTTGAACTGGCTGGCATCCGAACCGTAGCTGCCGATCTCGCGCACTTCGGAAATAGTCTCAACGAATTTCCGGACGTTGTACTTGAGGCCATTCGAGACCAGCGTCGATTTCGTCTTGTCATCGAAAATTGCGTCGAATATGCGGAGGTTTTTTGAGAGGTTTTTGTAGGCACTCTGATTTTCAAGCCAACCTTCGCCCTCTTCGATCTGTTCTTCGATCCACGCTGCTCGTCTTTCTGCTGACTCGGTAAACGGTGGACACTGCCAGTCGGTAAGGACTTTATCGGTGGCCATCAGGACGCGACTCCCTCTTTTGCCTCACAGTGCATGAACGTCTCCACTACTTCCATCCGGCGCTTCTCGCGCTTCTCTTCCGCTTTTCGAATGAAGTACGCAAGAAACTGGCGATTGGTTTCGTTGCTGGCATTGGCGAGGCACTTCTTCATGTCTTCGATGATGGCTGACTGCACCTTGCCTTCATACTCAAATCGCTCTGTCTCGGTCATCTCCCGGATGCGCTTCTCTTGTCTGCGAAGCCTACGGCTCCACATGTCTACTTCGGAAGCATGAACGCATTCAATTTTCTGAAATCCCGCGGGAGGAGGAGCGATAGGACTCGGCGGGCACATAATAAAATCTGCCGCCTTGTTGTACCAGAAAACGACTCCCTTCGACATCTGTACATAGCGTCTCGGCTTCCAAAGTCCCATTAGTCCCAAGCTCCTACCGATACCTGCGCAATACTAGCATAGGAATAATCTATCTCTGGTCTCTTGTGAGTCGGTGGCGTGTATCGCTTCTGTGCTCTCTCTGCCAAAATGTCGAGCGCGTGACGGGTAAAGTAACTTGTCGCCGCGGCCATAACCCGGTCATCGTGCTTACCAGACTGGTGTTCCATGCGGGTCTTTCCCGACTTCGCAATCTTCCGTTCGAGCGAGCCTAGCTCTTGAATCAAGTAAGGCGAATTAGGCTTATACCAGCCGTTTGTCACCGCGTCGACAAAGCGGTTCATCAGCATCGGACGCGACCAGGCATTCGTATACCAGCCTTCTTTCGAACCACGATTTTCCTTTACAACTTTACCGTCATATCGGGTATCCACGTGATGGAAGGAGAAACCCATAAGTTTGAGTTGTAGCTGGCAGTCGTCTCCCGGCCGCTCACGTTGCTCGATGGCGAATTTGACGCCCCTAGGATCAACCGTCCATTCGGCATAGTAAGCAGCGACGCAGGCGGCGAACCCGACCATCTGGGGCGCGTTGACACGGTTGGAACAAAATTCAGCAACCTGCACATCGTAGTTCTCCCCCTTCATGCTGCGGCTCAAAGAAAATACCGATCTGTCTTCATCGTCGTGCCCCAGGCCGTCCGCAGTATCGATTCCCATTGAGTATTCCTGCTTCTCGCCTTCGTGCCCTGGCGCCATGCCCGGTTCCTCAAAGATCAGAACCTTGTCTAGAGCTCGCCGCTCTTCAACCTCATCGAATGGCTTGAGTGGAACCATGACCCACTCAAACCTCTGTCCGCGGTGCGAGTTCCAAACGACGCGGATTCTCTCTTTGTCGTAGTCGATCTCGTTTTCTATAGGCTCAAATCCGTCATCAATCGAATCTCCGGTAATGGCATACGCCTGATAGGAGCGCTTGCGCTCTGTGCGGGCTGTCTCGATCACGATGGGATCAAACACCAGATCATTTGCTCCCTGCAGCGCTTCGAAATCATCAGCCGGCATCTGCGAGAGCCAGATCTTTTGCGTGTGTGTCTTGGCGTGCTCCAGGTAGTTGAACTCCCAAAACCACTGTTGCTCTATCGGCATTACCCAATCAATGCCACATACTTTCGCCAGATAAGGAGTGCTTCTGACATACAATTGCGCACGTTGTACGTGTTTCCGAGTCGAATCTACGGGTTGCCATCCTGCCGGGACTGGGAACTTACGAATCCAGTCGGCTTCGGGATAGATGTCAGGCGCCATCGGCCACGGGATGAATACAGGACAGAGCCTACTTTTGCCGAGCGGCCAATCCTCCTTAGCAGCACGCCATTTATCAGCCAGCCACCCCGTATTCCCGTTACCGGTTCCTTCAAACACCTGAAACAGTTTCCGTGATGAGTGAGTAGCACGCAGCAACCCTTCTTCAATCGTCTTCTTCGGGTTGGGGATGTCACCGATCTCGGAGATATGGACACAGGTAGGCGTCCACCCCTGCGCGATACCAGTTGCCTGATTTCCAGACTGAACGGAAAGAATGGACCCATTCACGAAACCAATCATCTTGATTCGGTCGGTAGTTCGTTGCGGAAGCAGCCACCACGGAGTTCGCTCAATGCAAATCTCGATAATGCGCGTGATCAGTTCTGACTTCCTTTCGTCCACCGATCCCATGACGGCTTGCGTATGAGGCAGGAATAACATGCGGTGAAGAAACTTTAAAGCTGTTTTTGTAGTGACGCCCTGCTGCCGAGCCTTCAAAACCAGCAATTCAATCGCGACCTGCTGCTCGTCAAAATCCGCAATCACGTTATCGAAAATTTCCTGCGCCTTGCGGTTACGGAACTTGAAAATATCTCCCTTCTCGTCGCAGATCCAAGCGTAGCGAGACTCAAAGTAATTTGAGTCGAAGCAGCACAAAATCTGCTCATTGTGTATCCAGCGCCTGATGTCCTTGGCGCGAGCGGCGGTAATCTCCTGATTCAGTTCAATGCGTGTGTTTCTGCCCACCGCATCTTTCTTGGTGATCTTGTCGATGTACTCACGGAAATTCTGGATCTCATCGAAGGTGTGATACTTCGGCATCCAGCCGTTTGCCATTTCAAACGCTTCTAGGTTGGCTTCAATAATCCTTCGCGAGTACATTTATTTGCCTGTATCCAGAAGCTTCTGCCGGAGCGGATGAATGGATTCCTGGATCTCCGAGCAATCAGGGAAAACAAAATCCAGATCATCCACCATCTCCTGGGCCTCGGGAGCGTCCGCCTCTTCACTCGCATCCATCCTTGTTCCGCTGGCGAAGAACTTATTAATGAACGTGGTTCCCTTATTCGAGGGCAAGGCACCGAGCATGGTATGCAGCGTGTCCCGATCCTTGGTTCCATCCAGCGTCAATGCCTTCTCTACGGTTTTTTTCATTACATCAGGATGGGAGGTGATGGCAATCAGCTTGACCATATTGACGCTATGCTCGCGCATGGCCAGCATGACTTCCCCGAGCAGTTTTTTGGGGTTAATACTGGCGGCTACCGCGATGGCTTCAAAGCTAAGAGAGTCGAGATCACGTTGGGGAATGGAGCGGTATTTCTCAAGGAATGCGCGTACTTCTACCTCTTCCGAGTAGGCCAGGGAATCAAGAATCTGCGCCTTGGTCCAGCGCAGTTCGCGGAAGATTTCACTCAGGGGAGGAACGCCGATGAGATCGTAGGGTTTGATTCCCAACCGGCGCAGTGCGGCTTTACTTCTTGTTTGATCGCTGGCGAGCAATAAATTCTTGCTCTCTAAGTCCGGTCCACTCCTCGATCGGTTCTTCCGACGCGCCCTGCTCTTCTTTGAGTCTGTCTTCGGCGGTAGGGATATGGGTGATGGTTGCGTCTTTGGGTTCACGTTTAGCAGGGTACTCCTTGTCAAACCGTTTCTGCTCGATATTAACCCAATGCGTCAATACATCCCGAATGTCTTCCATCGACCTGGCCATTCTTTCAAAGGCGCTCTGGTCCCGTTCTAGTGACTCCATGAGATCAATTGGCATTCTCTTCCACCTCGGAAAGCCACTCCATCAGCATCCACAACAGTTGCTCTTGCTCCGGACTTCTCTTTTCCATCTGAAAAACCAAAGCACAGACGATAGACAGGTTCTTACTAAGCTCTAGTTCTGGCACTTCTCTTCGGATACTTGACGGTCTTTATGACGGATCGACCTTCAGTATCCTTGGTTTCAACCGGAATTGGCTGCCCTGTTTCCTCGCGAACCTCATTCGGCGCCTGGGGCCCAATGTCGAATTCCGCCTCCGCCTTTTCCAGAAATTCGTTGTCACTCTTCTCTCCTGCGGACGCCTTGGAATCCACATTCACTTCGTCCACGCGCCCCACATCATGCAGGCGCAATTCGATTTTGACGTGCGCATCGAAGTGACTGAATGCCGCATTGTTATTGAGGTAGCAGTCGCGATTCAGCGCATCCCCTATCTTGTCGAGAATCGCGGTTTTCACTTCTAAGCCACTCAGCGGGATCGATAACACCTTTTCTGCCATTACGTTTCCTTTCGGCTTCGTGAGCCTCTTTGATTTGAGCAAACTTGCGATAAACACGCGGATGAGCGTATCCGCCCTCCGTCTCAACGCGAGTAACGGTTGATCGAGAAACCCCCAAAAGAGCGGCTAATTCTGGTTGGGTCAAATGATGTAGCCGGCGAAAATACTTCCACTCACGCGAGAATTTCTTCAGAAGGTTCATAAAAGACGAGCGGGGACGGCCCCGCCCTTGGTTAGTCGATCGAAATCTTAATGGAAGAAAGCACTGGAGTCTGCGCAACCACTGTGACTGTCTCTGTATCCGAGAAGCCAGCACAGGTTGCACTCAGGTTCGATACGCCAGCCGCTGCCGCGGTAAGAGCATCAGAGCCGTCGCTGGCAGGAGCGTCCTGCACAGCCGACTGATTGTCGTTGGACCACGTTACAGGGTTAGCGGTGAAGTCGATTGCAAAGGGTGCGCCGTTCTGATCGAACCCTTGCACGGTTGCTACTTTCTTGTCGCCTACTGTCAGATTTGCCGGACCAAGAGGCATGGGATCTCCTATGTTGATTTTGATGTACGACAGTTTCGGTTTATTCGGTTGCAGTTGTTCAAGGATTTGCCGCAAGAGTGTTATTTCTTGCTGGTGCAATCGTAACTCAATTCGCAGTATTTTCAACTGTTCCTTGAGTTCCTGAATGATGATGTAGTCATCGCTCATAGAAGATCACCGGTTATTTCTTGGTTTGGGAAGGTTTTTCGGGATGCAGTTCCTTGAAAGACAAGTCCATCTGGAGCTGCCATTTTTGCGCGTCAATCTTTTCGTTCTTCAGCACTCGATTCACCACATCGGTAAGGTGACTTTGCGCCTGCTGAAATGCCGCTGCCTCTTGACTCTGATCGAGCCTGGCCTTCGCGTTATACATCTCCACTTGCGCGTTGCGGATTTCCACCTTCTCCGCATCGCTTAACTTCGGCGGCCCGCTCTGCGCGTGCAGGCAAGCGCCAATAAACATCCCAATCAACACCAGCGAAACCAACAGAGAAACAGACATCAATCTAGACATTTATTCTCCCCTTTAGTGAAAACGGTATGCTAACACCACCCCAGAGAACAGCATCACGAAAACTACTGCAATCACCCAACCCAGAGGAAAATGACTGTCCGGCTCCACTGAAAACTGCCTTTCCTCCCCAGACTCCGCTTGCGCAATATCCTCCACCACCGGATTCGCCGGGAAGCGCGACTTTAACCACGCCACCTCCGACTCCAACCGCGCGATATCCCCTCGCTGATCAGCCAGTTTTTCCAGATTCTGCTGATGCCGTAAGTTCAACCGCTCAATCTCCATCTTCAAATCAAACACCACTTCGAGTTGTGTCTTGTCCGTCATACTGTCAACCTTTCCAACCCTCCCGGCAACCAACCCTTTATCCGAGGAGGGCTTCTATGGGATCGCTCGTGGACCTGCTCGTTATCATCCTGGTATACGGCTTGCTTGCTTACCTAATCTTCTGGGCTATGGGGTACCTCGGAGTTCAGGAACCCGTCCGCAAAGTCGTCACTGTTGTCGTTGTCTTCATCGGCGTCATCTACATCATCGGCAGCCTCACCGGGAATGTCCCTACGATTCACCTTTTCCCCCGATGAGAAGCCTTAGTCTTTCGCTTCCGCTTCTTCTTACGCTTATTAGCGAGATCTGCGGCGGCTCGACGTTCTGCTAGGGCATCGGCAATCTGCATCCATCCCGGCCGAACCTCGCCCAACATCCCCTCATAAAACTCTAAATCCACCAAAACATCCGCCTCTTTGCTCTGCGCCTGCCGCCGAACCTTACGCCAGTGACCTAGCTCGTTCTCCAACTCCCAAATCTTCTGCAACACCCCAGATTCTTCGTCAGTTCCAAGGTCCGGAATGTTCGCCCACGGTCTCTCCACATCAACCACTTTCTTGTGTTTCATTTACCGTTATTTCCTCTTTTCGTGGTTGTCGATGAATGCAATGATCTCCTTCAAGCAGACATCGCAGATATCCTTTGATCCCAAATCACCATCATCATCACCCCCAATCAAGTCCCATCCCTTCGGAAGATCAAAATCCCCATCAACGGGACCGCAGGATCCGCAGCAATCGCAAATTCTCCCATGTGCCATCTTCACTGATTCCTTTCGTTCTCTTGTCTTTCCTCGAAAAATACCACCGCCTGCGCCTGTAGCGCCTCGATCACCTTGGCCATATTACCCGCCAAACGCAGGGTGGAAATAATGTAATCACTGGTCCCCACCTGGTCTTCCGCCCGGTGCATCCTTACCCCTTTCTCGCAGATGTCAGAAATTCGAAAGAAATCCCCCGGAAACGAGGGATGACTAAACCAAAACGAAAGCAGCGTCTCTCCCAAATCCTCATCCGTCATCTCTTCACCTTCCCCACATACCCACACTCACACTCCCACCTCTTCAACCGCACATTCTTCACCATCAGCTTTCCGCAGTCCGCACACGCCGCGGTATCTTGTTGTACGCCTCCGTCCACTGCGCCGACGTCGGCTGATGCTCTACGATGTGATCCGCCCACTTGCCCATCGCCTCCCCCGGCTTTACCCCCTCGAACACCTTCCCGCACACCACGCACTCCCGCCTTACCGCCAACTCCCTCAACTTCCCCAAGTCCATTTCTTAACCTCTTCCGGCACTTCCGGTTCGGACATTGCCTCGGCGTCGACCCATCATTCTTCCTCGGTATCCACTGCCATTTACACGCCCCGCATTCCCATACAGTACGGTTGACAATGTACACGGTAGCCACGTTGACAATGTACACACTGTGCACAATGTACGCAAGAAGTTTTTTTATTTTTTCCCAAGTTTAAAAATGAAGGGAGGGAACCCGCCAACGCCGTCGCGCACCCCCGTAGGGCTGGACAACATCCACAGCGGACGTAGGACACGAGACGAGACGAAAACACCGTCCGGACTGGTCCAAAGGCCAAGAAAAGTACAGTTTCTCTGAATACTGTTCTTTTTAGGCCCCTCCCCTGGGGCTCTGTGCGGATCGCGTGCTAATCGCCCGCCAATTGCCCGCTAATTAGGGGACAATCCCCAAGCGCTTCAAAATGAACACGATAGGCGAATAGAAAGTGCGAGACGTGAAGCTTGAGGCTTTCCCTATCCGACCTTATGTGTCGTGAAACGCGGGTGCGGGTGCTGGAATGTGGATGTGATCGCGAATGCTGATAATCGATCGCCTGCGCGGAATCGTGCGATTGCTACGCTTGGATGATCCTTTGCGTAGCTGTAGCAGGAGTGCGGCACCGATCGCCAGAGCTACGAGTTCGGCGATGGCAATGAAGAGCATGAAGGCTCTGGAACTGGGAGAGAGCGTATAGGGGACCGAATGAACCAGAGGAGTAAACATTAGGGAACCGAAACCCTTGAGCAAGATATCCGCGCAAAGCAATGGCCTACTCTCTTCTCAAGGTAGGCCACAGCTCCCATAGCTTCACAATTCGATCACTAGCAAGACCAACCGTAGCACGCCGGCAAGAAATTACATAGCATGAAAATAAATGTGGTAATTAATGTGGGAATTATCTTGACATGTGTTCCCGTATTAACTAAATTGGGCGCATAAGACCTGACCGAACTACACGCGGCAGGCAGAAGGAGCAAAACACAATGTCATATCTTCACAATTTCGACCGTAGCGCGATGATTAACCGGATGCCAGTAGCACTAACCCTTGACCAAGTACGAAAATACGCCCCATCCGCCTTTGCTACGCAACCGCATGAGTCTCGCAGCTCGCGGTACCTCTACATTCCGACCGTGGAAGTCATTAACGCGATGCTGGCCAAAGGTTTCCAAGTCTTTAGCGCATCGCAGTCTCGCAGGTCGTATCGAAGGCAAGAGCGAGTACACGAAGCATATGCTTCGATTCCGGCATATGGACATGGCGAACCCCTTACGGGTGGGCGATACCATTCCCGAGGTTGTCATGGTGAATTCCCATGACGGAACTAGCGCCTACAACCTCATCGCAGGTATGTTCCGCCTGATCTGTAGCAATGGCGCAATGGTTTCCGATGGAACGATTGAATCCGTTCACGTCAAACACCAGGGGAATGTGATTAATGATGTGATCGAGGGATCTTATCGCATCATTGAAAATGCACCAAAGGCGCTTGAGCAGGTAAACGCTTGGAAGAACCTACAGCTCACAGATGGCGAACAAAAGGCTTTTGCTAGCCAGAGAACGCGGACGATGAACCGGACATGGATACAGCGATACGTAATCCGCATGACGAGGCCAACGCCCGCCTAATCGCCGCCGCGCCAGAGATGCTGG